TTCTGGAGGTAACTCATCGACCTTACACTGTATAACTTCTTCAGTGAATTTAGGTTGATACGAACCCCTGGCATTCTGTGCCACACACATCTCGGCATAGGTGTCGTCGCCTACCTTTCGGAAGGATACAAACACACCATCAGGCTTGCGGTTCTTCTGCTCAACAAGTTCCTCGGTTAGCTTGGGCAAGTCTTTGGCTAACTGCATAAACTCAGGGGTAGCAAACTGCACACCTGACCTGATTAGATGTTGTAGTTCTGTAACCAATGCTGAGTCGTTATACTTCACAGTCTTGATAGCATCAGATACCTTACTCTGTGCCTTAGATAGTGCGTTGTTCACGTTGTTGTAAAAGGGGTCAAACAATGCACGTGCAAGTTCCTTGGTTGTATACCTGACAACATACTTAGATACATTCTTAATGGCTTTCTTCATATCAGTAGCCATAATCATGTGGTGTTGGTCACGATGCGTAGCATACTTCGCATTCTGTATACGTCTGCTATATACGGCATACGTCATCTCACCACTAGTATTTACAGAATGATCGCCGTAGCTTACTCGACCCATCTCGAACGGATACTCGTCCATGTAGAGCAAGAAGCACTTGGCTACCTGAAAACTTCTAGTGGTCTGATACGTGCCTGCATCATCGAACACAGTCGCATTCACATATGAGAAATCATATGGTGTGAATTTAATACGTGGCATGACCTTACCAATAGCTTCAAGATAGTTCTTAAGTTCTTCCTGCACTGGCACGTCATCAAAGAAGTGTTGCCAATTATTGTCTTTAGCATTTTGGGCTACTATCTCGAGTTTATTACCCACTCTATCATCTCTGAAAAAGTGATTCATTCTTACTAGTCTGACCATTTTTATATTCTCCTGTTGTTAGTAACATTACTACTTAAGTTCCGTAGCGTAAAGGTTTCCGACCCTACGCAATAACTTCAACATCTTGCCGAATGAATCTGCTTTCGGCTCAAAGCGTTTGTTCTCTACTGCTTCGATCTCAAAGGCAATCATCACCGCTAAGTTCATACGATGCTCATGCTCAGGGTCATTGATAATATCCATGACAAGTTGTGGTTGAATGCTACGTGTCCACCACCATGCACTGAGGTTCATGTTCTCGGCATACTGACCACGATTGGTTTGGATAGTTTCACCCAACACAGGCAAGACGATATTCATCCACTCCCAATACTCTTTCATCTTGGGTTTGAGGTCTTTCTCTGCTTCCTTGTCCACACGTCGTGTCTTGAATGGTTGCAGTTCGTTCACACGAATAAACTTACCATCAACATGTTTAAATACAATTTTGCAGTCTTGATGCACATTGACAGTTTTTGTGTTGTAGTCAAATTCTGTCCTTGACTTAGGCAAGTAGTGGTCATGTCCCTCGTATCTGACATAGTGCTTACCATTGTCGTAGTGGAATCGCATCTCTTGTGGCAAGTAGTTATACAGAAACTGATAGCGAGATACCGAGATACCATCGTTGATATGGTTGCGGATAGTTAGATAGTCACCATCTTCCTTACGTTCCCATACGATTGGATACGGCATTAGCTTTTGTTCTTCGGTCAAGTTTATGCTATACCAATGGTTGCCATCATCTAACGCATAGGTGTTATCGTTTAACTTCTCAATACGTTTCCACGCATAACGTCGTTCTGCGATCGGACGTGTGTCTTCTGCCCTACCACGTATCGGCTTGATATTTGCATACTTACTGGCTACCCCATCAAAACTACTGAATTCGGCTCTCATCTGTCTAATCCTTTCATAGTGTTCTACTCCTGTTTTAAAACATTCGTCTGCTCTTCTCTTCTCGTCTTCGTTCCCGTTGTCAATGCGACCACCACCTACAAGATATTTACCTGTCGTATCTTCATAGTGAACCCACTCAAAGTGGTTGCCCTCTGCGGACGTGTATTCTCTACTCACACGCACAATCTCAGGGTGTGATGTTGCTTGGTGTGTTGCTGGTTTTCTAGTTCCCATATCATTCTCCTGTTAGTAACATTACTACTCAATCTTCAATGTGAATCGTTGTTCCGACTGTCGCTTGTGCTGACTTGTTATTCAAGATGCACCACAACACAGGCACAGTCCACTGACCCCAATCACCACCGAGATAACCATCGGTTAACATCACAACACATTCGGGCTTGATGCCATGCTCGGCTAGGAATGGGGGGACGCAAGTTGCGTCTGTGCCACCACCACCTGCAGGTTTGGTTGACTTGGTTAGGTTGTCAAGTTCGGCTTGCTCATGCACCTCATGTCGGCATACGGCAGTATCCCAATACAAGACATGAACCTTGCTCGGTCTAACGTTGTCGCATATCCCCTTAATTTCTGATAAGAAGTTATCCAGTTCACGCTGACCGATCGATCCTGATGTGTCAATCGCTACGACAATCTCGCCCATGCTCTCGCTGATACTGCTTGGCATGAGTATGTCCATACCGATGTATCGGCGGTTAGGTTTCTTCCATGTGGAATAGTCTTTACCTGAGCAAGTTGTTGACACGTATTCACGCAAGAGTTCCCGCCAATCTTTCTTTGGTGCGAGTAGTTCCCCCACGTCACGCAATCCACCTGACCCCATCTTGCCTGCAAGCGTAGCCCCTTGACGTAATGCTTCATCAATTTCTTTAGCCAATGCGTTCTGCTCGGCTTCCGACATTTCTTTAGCCCCTTCCCAGTCATGGTCGTCGAAGCCAGTTCCCGAACCCGAACCATCGCCCTGACCTTGCCCCTTGCCTTTGCCTTGACCACCCTCGTCTTCCAATAGTGCAAAGACTTCTTTGGCATCCATGCCACGATACTTGGTATCAAAACACCCACCCTCGGGCATCTTTATCCACCCCTTGCCACCATCTTGATCGGCAAGTTTTAGATTGATAACGTAATCACACGCACGATTTGCTCGGTCTGCATCTATGTCGTGAAGATGTTTCCACGTGGTTAGATGACGATACATTTTGTGATAACACTCATGCAGTATGAGGAATCTAAACTCCGCATCATTGAGGGAATCCACAAACTCTCGACCATACAGTTCGTCCCGACCATTGGTGCATGCCGTTGGCAATCCATCAACAATCTTCTTCTCGCCAATCATCAAGACACCTGCAAGAGCCACAAACTCATCACTACCTAAGATGTCTGTGGTTGCCTTGTGCAAGCGTTGCTCGGCAGTTAGTTGCTTACCAATACTTAACATATCATTCTCCTGTTAGTAACATTACTAACCGATTACTTCTTATCGGCAGTAAACATATAGTTGTTGTCCATACACCATTGCGTAAACTTCTTGTTAGACATAATCAATGACTGACGTTGATATTTAGGGTTACGCACCTGCATGGCAAACAAACCTTGGGCTTCCTTATCCAAGCGGACGATGTAGTCCATCCATGAATCAAGCCAATCCTTGTTAAGCGTAGCCAATGCTCGGTATACCACCATCACTACTGCTGAAGATGTTGTAGGGACTTTGGCATTCTTCGGGTCGTTCTTAATATCTTCCTGACGTGGCAAGTCATCTACCAAGGCAATGTATGCTTTGAGGTCTGAGCCTGCTCGGTCGCCGATTGTGCCAATCAAGTTAGACTGCAAAGAGTTAGGGGTAATCTTATCCTTAGCCCATAACCAATGAGATGCTAACTCGAGAGATCGAGGTGTCACGAATGCAGGACGTTGCACCAATGGGTGATAGATGTATGGGTTGCCACCTACTTCGTCATCGGGTTTCTCAATGTCCTCAAACGATTGGAATAGTTGCTCGCCATGTTCCTTGACCCACAAGATAAGTGAAGGGTGAATCCCTGCGTTGAATGCAAAGTTCTCAATCCACTCGTCTGCCGTTGGTTTCTTCATACGTATTGTGGTAATACGATTACGATGATGTGGCATGAGCAAGTCGCCCACCCCCTCTTTGCCTAGGTTAGTAGTTGCAAAGATAATAGAATCAGGGTGTAACTTCTTAGTCCCCATTGTGCGTTCCAACATAATACGCATCATGCCGTTCTTGACCATTGGGTTAGCTTTACCAAACTCATCAATCATTAAGATGATTGGCTTGTCATGGTGCATACCCATCTCCTCGTTAGGAATGAATCGCACGAATGAATCGGTGCTATCGTCCATGAGAATCTTTGGCAACATCAAGTCGCCCAAGTCCTTGGTCGTGCAGTCAAAGTAACATGGCACGTGGTCAGGCAATCTGTCGGCAAGGATACGCAAGATACTAGACTTACCTGTCCCCATGTGACCTTGCACTAAAGTTGTTAGCTTGTGTCCTGTTGCTAGGATTGAATCGGCAATCTCATCGATTGACTGCTCATACATACGTTCTGCGGTTTTACTCATTTTAATTCTCCTGTTGTTAGTAACATTACTACGGGTTATTGATTGACATACTTCACGTTAACTTCTTACCACGAAAACTCTTTAAGAAGAGCATCTACCTTGCTCTTAGTATCAAGTCGTAACTCATCGTCCTCACGCAAGGCATCGGGTGTGATACCTAGCAAGGCATTCTCAATCTTGACCTTGGCTTGTTTCATCTTGGGGTCGCCTGTCACGTTGAACTTGTCCATGAGGTCGCATAACTCCACGACATTACCCACGAGGGTATCTCGGAAGATTTGTTTCTTCTCACCTGATAACTTGATGCTCATGTTCTTCAGGGCTTCGTGCATACGTTCCCATGGCTCACGCATTGCCTGTTCAAGGTTCGAGCTGTAGTAGTTGACGTAACTCTCCATAAGTTGTTTTTTGGCATCGTTGCCCACGTCCACTCGCCAGTCACCCACGTCAGGCACAGGGGCATACTTCACGCTGAATCTGAACTTGCTTGCCACGTCCATCACGTCAGGGTAGTCGCTTGGGTCAAATAACGCACCCAGTTTGGTCTGTGCCTTGGCTACCAATACTTGATATTGGTTAATAAAATTACTAACTAAGTTGTCAAAGTCCATCTCCATCTCGCTTATCTTCTTGTTGTAATCAAAATACATAGCAGTTGTTAATAGACGTAGCCCACTGTCTGACCATGGCATCGTGGCATGGTAGTGGTAGGTTCGTGCATTACCTGCGAACTTTTGGATAGCATCAAAGATCGGCTCGTCTGCGAATAGTCGCTTGGAATAGTTGCCTGCCCTTGTGGTAGTTTGTTTCTGTGTGTCAATTTCGGCACTGACTTGCTTGTCAAATTTCCTGCCTGTCCACACGCTGATGTTTAACTCCACGAGCATTGCTGAACTGCTGATGCTAGGGACTTTGTTAGTAATGTTACTAACGTCTTGTTCTACTTGTGTCATGGTAATTCTCCTGTTAATAAATTAAGATAAAACATTTCCGACCTACATATATATTATACTGTTAAACACTGATAAAGTCTACCAAACGATACCTTACTCTATCATACTTAGCTTATCGCCAAGTGGTTCGTAGTTGTGGCTGAATGGAATCTCCATACCCTGTGTTGGATAAAAGTCATCTTGGATAAAGTTATCAAACTCGCCATCGCTTTCATCTTCGATGTCGCCATACTCCTCACCAATACGGATAAAGTGATACGCAGTCTTGTCGCCCCATCGTTCTACTGCATACTGATAGAGCCACGTGTGTGCCTTGACTTCGGGGTAATCCTCATACCACTTAACACCTAAACAGTAGTAGTTGACCGCCCAAAACTCAGCACTTTCCCCATACTGCATACGCTGAATTTCACATTCGGCTAGGGCTTCCTTCTCGTGTCCGCCCTTCATCATCACCAATGCAATAAACTCGTTAAGGGTTGCCTTGTCCTCAAAGTGTATTGAGTAGGCTACTTCTGACCTGTATCCCATGTTATGTTCCTTTCCTTAGTCCGCCCATGTATTTACGTGGCATCACTACGATCAATCGTTCCTCGTCCATGCTCTGCAAGGTAACGTCGTAATCTGTCCACCCAATCACGCAATAGGTTCTTTTGCCGATGCGTTTAATCTGCCCTGTGTTCATAGTCGCACCACCAAGATTCCCATTGCCACGAATACTTCGTAAACAATGTAGCAAGCGATTGCCAAGAATGGCAAAGTTATTAAGGTGTCCTTCACGAACTGAACAAAGTCGTCCCACTCGCTATTGAACTTCCATATCGGTGTGGCATAGTCTGCGTCCTTGTATGTTTCTGACAAAGAACTTTTGGCTTTTGCCCTGTGCCAATCCATCAGCACGTCACCACCCTTGTATGGGGTAGGCAGTCTGCTAACGCTACGCACTTTTTGTGTCGCTACGCCAGTAGATTTGTTAGTAACCTTACTAACAGGTTTTTGCTTTGTGATTCCATTACTCTTGTCCATCATCTTCTCCTTGTGAAAATACAACATCTTTAAGCCTGTTCATGGCTTCCTCTACTACATCGTTCGGATACTTGTCGTGCAATTCCACCAATCGCATGACTTTCTCCTTGTTGGATAAGAACTTAGCACGTGTTTCGTTTGTGCCTAGTCCTGAACTCATAGCGAACACTGCTTCGGTCAAGAACATCAAGTCCTCGCCTGATAGTTTTATCGGTGTTTTCTGCTGTGTCATTCTTGCTCCTTGATTAAGTAATCCATAAAAAATAACTTCTCGTGGATTGACTGCATCTGCTTAACTTCTTTATCAGATAAGTCATGCTCGTCGTGGAAATACTGGAATATCTCCGTGAACAATGCCCACTCTGCCTTTGTTAAATTGCATGGCTTTCGCTTTCCTTTTGTCATTGTTTAATCTCCAATGCGTTTGGGGTTTAACTGCTTTAGCAGTGTCATATCGGTTATGGCGATATAGTTTGACTTGTTGAGGGGTGCGATCGTGAACTTGCGTTCTTTGGCTAATTCGTCCCCACATACAAGGCATACTGCGAACCCGAGGGCGAACCTCTCGGGCTGAAACTCATCGCCACATAACTTGCACTGTGGTTTGAACTTGGTCATGCCTGTGCCTGTGCTTTGATATAGCGTTGTGCCTGAGCATGGGTTTTGAAGAACTTGGCTTCCCATGGTTTGTTACCCCACCCCATCATGCCTACGCAATCGGCAGGGCGAACTACCCAACATGTGCGTAACTGCAAAGCTACCAAATTTACTTGTTCCATATTACTTCTCCTGTTAAGTTGTTAAGGTGTGTTAGTAATGTTACTAACACGTGGTCGTGAGTCTGCGAACCAAGGTTGCTTTCCCACTATATATATTATACCCCATGAGCCTTGTAAAGTCTAGTAAATGGTGGTAAAGAATAAAAGTTCTTATTTGTTCTTATATTGTAGTTGTGTAAGTTATTGATATATCAGTATTGTTCGGAATGTTCGTATTGTTCTTATAAAAAATTGGCTAGCGACATTTTTTTGTCCCCTGCTTAAGAGAGAAAAGTTCTTGCAGATTTGCTTTTGGATATACCTATACACCAAAACTGCCCGAACATTCCGAACATTACGAACAAAACTTAATAATCAAGGACTTACGTCCGAACAATACCAGCGAACAATACAAAGCGTTCCGAACAATAGCAGGGTAAACACCTAGTAAAATATCCCTTGACAAATGCAAAACCAAACCTTAACATACTACGTATGTTAAGTCCAAACAACTAAGTGCAACACTCTTCTCTTAGTCACTGGTTTCACTTTGTTAGTAAGGTTACTAACAACTTCCTGTAGGGAAATCCCAAAAAGCCGAAACTGACCGACCCAATGCAACACTCTTCTCTTAGTCACTGGCATCATTTGGTTTAAGATTTTGTTAGTAATGTTTTGAACAAAACAAATTAAGGGAAAAAATGGACGAAAAAAAACCCCACTTCGGTGGGGTTTTGTAAAGCAAGACTAGCTTACTTATCTGCCAATAATTTCTTAAGGGCAGTAGTATGTTGCACCAAGTCAAAATCAATTTCCTCTAACTTGAGCAATCTAGCAAGAGCCGATTCCAAATCTTTGAAATACATCTCTTCAGGTGTTGCCTTGTCGTTATTCTCACGTGTTGAACGTTCCTCACGTTTTTTCAATTCACGACGATAGTAAGCGAACTCAGAGCCTACTTGTTGTTGCCAAAAACGCTTAACACCTTTTTCCATGTCGCTTAATGTCTTAGGCTCTTTTTTGAGTAATGACTGAATGTCATCATCAAGAGCCGAAACAATCGCTTGCTTAACTGAATCATGCAATTCAGGATAAGGGTTAGCCTTTTTCTGCTTTGGCACCTCAAGCATATAAGACTTGATTCCGTCGGCTTGCAAGCTATCTAAAGTCATTGCCTTAGTCTGCTTTACGCCTACAGTTTCCTTTGTTGCCTTAGTAATCAAGCCGATTGTTTTGCTTGAGATGTTAATAGCCTTAGCCTTTAGAGCCTTGTTAGCCTTAGCCATTGGGTTATTCAAAGCAGTAGTTTCGTTTACTTGGTTCATACAATATCCTTTCAAGATATATCGGCAGAGAATCAAAATGTCCCCTGAACCGATAACTAAAGTTTACCTCAATAAGCTATAGTATGTCAATGGATAATATTATTTGATAGCATCTTGTTAGTAATATTACTAACAAATTCAGCCGATTTTGACGCACCCCACCCCCCAAATTTTTGACTGGTTCCATACGCGTCTATAGGTTTGCTATTTCAGACGCTCATAGTCCAAGTTTTCAAATTCGGCCCCAAGTGCATCTTGTCCACTAGCTCATCAAGCTCACGATCAATAGACATAGAAAAAACATGTTAAGACAAGATATGTTAATTTGCGATTTGCGCTAGCCGGCTGTAACGTCATTTATAGGAACACCCCCCCGTCATCTTTTTTAAGTACCTAGCGAAAAAAATTTTTATGTGTAAAAATTTGGGTACCAAGCGATTGGTGGTTTTTTCATTTTGTCCTTCACGTGGACTTCGGGGGCGGTAGGTGAGTTTCATCCTTTCAAGGCTTACTGCCCCCACCTTTATGTAGTGTCAGTACGGTGGGACGTACAGGTAGACAATACCCGGACACGGTTCGAATCCAAACACTACACTCTGGGGGAAAGTGCGAACGTCGGCTCGGCGACGCTAAATATCCTGTAAACGTTAAAACTCTTGCATTTTTATAATCTGCACAAGTACCCCACCCTCTAAAAGAAACTACACAAAAACAAAAAGAGCATATATACTTCGCTCATTAATCATCCTAAGTCTGGACATGGACCAAGATGCAACTTCAAGTAGAACCTGATCTTACGATTCCCTTTCCGGAGGACAATCCGGTACTGGCGAATTTCAGAGAGAAAGCGGAAGCCGCCTGCAAGACTGCAGAGCTGCTAGGTATTGACGTCACCCCGTCAGAGGAAGACCTCGCCCTTGCGGAAAAGGCTGTGTATGCCTTGGCAGAAGATGAAGAGCATGCTAACAAGAAGCTCACCAATAAGTCCAGCCCCGTCAAAAAGCCTGCGACATACTATGCAGTGAACGATATTCTTAAGGAATTCTCAGTAAAAGTTGTAGAGAATGCCACCCAGATACGCCTGTTGGTAACGAATAACCTCATCCTTGAGACTGCCAACGAAGACCCGAAGATCAGAATCCGTGCACTAGAGCTGCTCGGTAAGATTACCGACGTGGGTTTATTCACCGAGAAGTCTGAAGTGACCATCAACCACCGTTCTAACAAGGAGTTGGTGGAGTCATTGCGTTCTAAGATCCACAAGTTGATGACCCCCGAGAACGTAGAAGACGTCAAGGAAGTGAAAGTCAATGGGCAGACCGTCGATCTAGGCGACGTGTTTGATGAGAATACAGTTGAAGGCGAAGTGACCGAAGTAAAAGATGATAGTTCAGAGCCAAAGTGACGATCTGTCGGACTTGACCGACGCCGAACTGGAGTTCCTGGTGAATAACCTGGATAAGTTTGATGATGCGGACGCTGAAGAATTGGACTTGGCGATCGATGAATTGCAGAAACGCAAGGATGCGAAGGCTTGTAGACTAGACTTGATAGCCTTTTGTAAGAAAATGCAGCCGGACTATAAGGTTGGTAAGCATCACCGCATCTTGGCAGACGAGTTAATGGCAATCGCTAATGGCGAAAAAGACCGAGTTTGTGTGAATATCCCACCCCGCCATGGTAAATCCCAGCTTGTATCTATCTACTTCCCTGCATGGTTCTTGGGTAAGTGCCCTGATAAGAAGGTTTTGATGGTCTCCCACACGACCGACCTCGCTGTGGACTTCGGACGGAAAGTGAGGAACTTGATTGATACGCCCATATATAAACAAATATTCCCAACTGTCACTCTGGCGGCAGATAATAAATCTGCTGGTCGTTGGAATACTAACGTTGGTGGTGAGTATTTCGCTTGCGGTGTTGGTTCTGCCCTTGCTGGTCGTGGTGCAGACTTACTTTTGGTGGACGACCCGCACAACGAACAGGACATCATCAACGGGAACTTCGATGTTTTTGAAAAAGCGTACGAATGGTTCACTTACGGAGCGCGAACACGTCTAATGCCAGGCGGTAGAGTGGCGATTATTCAGACCAGATGGCACCAAGATGACCTAACAGGTCGAGTTATCAGGGATATGGTCCAGAATGACGAGGCAGATCAGTACGAACGGGTGGAATTTCCTGCGATTTTCAACGAAAACAGCGCTGAAGAGGCTGCACTTTGGCCTGAACAGTACAGTTTAGAAGCATTACGCCGTACAAAAGCCTCAATGCCTGTGTTCCAGTGGAACGCACAGTACCAACAGAACCCCACAGCCGAGGAAGCGAGCGTTGTTAAGCGTGAATGGTGGAATTGGTGGAAAAGAGAGACACCACCTGAGTGTGAATACGTAATCATGAGCCTCGACGCCGCTGCAGAAACACATAATCGCGCTGACTTTACTGCGTTAACCACGTGGGGCGTGTTTATGAACGAAGAAACTGAAGCGTATAACATTATTTTGTTGAATTCCATCAAGAAACGTTTAGAATTTCCAGAATTAAAAGACTTAGCCTTCACAGAATGGAATGAATGGACACCAGATGCGTTCATTGTTGAGAAAAAGTCAGCAGGTACTGCGCTATATCAAGAGCTTAGACGAACGGGAATGCCCGTCACGGAGTACACGCCTCACCGTGGAAGCGGTGATAAGCTTGCTCGCCTCAATAGCGTGGCTGATATTGTTAAGTCTGGTTTAGTATGGGTGCCTGAGATACGTTGGGCAGAAGAAGTTGTAGAAGAGATTGCAGGATTTCCGTTTATGAGTCATGATGACCTCGTTGACTCAACGGTGATGGCGCTAATGCGCTTTAGACAAGGCGGGTTTATCCGATTGCCTAATGATGAACCTGAAGATATTAGATTCTTCAAGTCAAAAAGACACAAGGGATACTATTAAGGATAAATTATGGCAATAGATAAAGCGCTGTACCAAGCCCCGATGGGAATTGAGCAACTTGCAGAGCAAGAAGAGCCTCTAGATATTGAAATAGAGATCGATGACCCTGAAGCGGTTGAGCTTAGCATTGATGGTGAGACCATCATGCGCTATGAAGAAGGTGAAGAAGACGAAGATGACTTCAACGCCAACCTTGCCGAGTCTATAAGCGAAGGCGAACTCACGGAGTTAGTTGGTGATTTGACTGGCGACTTTGATGACGATATCAGTTCACGTAAAGACTGGATACAGACATACGTCGACGGTCTAGAACTATTAGGTTTGAAGATTGAAGAGCGCACAGAACCATGGGAAGGCGCATGCGGTGTGTATCACCCACTTCTATCAGAAGCACTTGTGAAGTTCCAAGCAGAAACAATGATGTCAATATTCCCTGCCGCTGGTCCAGTGAAGACATTGGTCATCGGTAAAGACACACCAGATAAGAAGGCTGCTGCCGATCGTGTTCAAGAGGACATGAACTATCAGTTAACCGAAATGATGCCTGAGTATCGCCCTGAAACCGAGCGTATGTTGTGGGGTCTTGGTTTATCAGGTAATGCGTTCAAGAAGGTGTACTACGATCCGAGTTTAGAGCGTCAAGTGGCTATGTTTGTTCCTGCAGAGGACATCGTAGTTCCTTATGGCGCGTCTGATTTGCAGTCATCACCACGTGTGACCCACGTCATGCGTAAGACCGAGAACGAGTTGCGCAAGCTACAAGTTGCAGGCTTCTATCGCGACATTGACTTAGGTGAGCCGAACAACGCACTTGATGAAGTTGAGAAAAAGATTGCAGAGAAGCTAGGCTTCAAAGCAAGCACAGACGACCGCTATAAGATTCTTGAGATGCACGTGAACTTGGACTTGCCAGGTTACGAAGACAAGGATGAAGACGGTGAGCCGACAGGTATTGCGTTGCCATACGTGGTAACAATAGAGAAGGGCACTAACAACATTCTGTCTATTCGCAGAAACTGGGACCCGAACGACGAGACTAAACAGAAGCGTCAGCACTTTGTGCACTACGGTTACATCCCAGGCTTTGGCTTCTATTACTTTGGTCTCATCCACTTGATTGGCGCATATGCTAAGTCAGGTACGTCAATCCTCCGTCAGTTAGTTGATGCAGGTACGCTATCTAACTTGCCAGGTGGCTTTAAGACACGTGGTTTGCGTGTTAAGGGTGACGATACACCGATTAGCCCAGGAGAGTTCCGTGATGTAGACGTGCCTAGCGGTACGATGAAAGATAACATCATGACGCTCCCATACAAGGAGCCGAGCCAGACATTGATGACATTGTTAAACGGCATCATCGAAGAAGGTCGTCGCTTTGCCAATACTGCTGATTTACAGATCAGTGATATGAGCGCTAACGCTCCAGTGGGTACTACATTGGCGATTCTAGAGCGTACGCTGAAGGTGATGAGTGCGGTTCAAGCACGTATTCACTACAGTTTGAAGCAAGAGTTAAAACTCTTGAAGAAGATTATTGCTGAGTACACACCAGAAGAGTACAGCTATGAACCAGACGAAGGTTCAAGAATGGCTAAGAAATCTGACTACGATAACGTGGACGTCATCCCTGTTAGTGATCCTAACGCTTCAACGATGGCACAGAAGATTGTTCAGTACCAAGCAGTAATGCAGTTGGCACAAGCGTCACCAACGCTATTTAACATGCCACTCCTATATCGTCAGATGCTAGACGTACTAGGTATTAAGAACGCACAGAAACTTGTCCCGATGGACGAGGACCAGAAGCCGACAGACCCAGTGTCAGAGAACCAGAACGTTCTCATGATGAAGCCTGTCAAGGCGTTCCAGTACCAAGACCACGAAGCACACATCAAGGTGCACATGTCTGCTATGCAGGACCCGAAGATTATGCAGTTGTTGCAGAACAATCCGATGGCACCAGCAATGCAGCAGGCTATGCAGGCTCACATCAACGAGCACTTGGGCTTCCAGTACCGTATCCAGATCGAGCAGAAGCTTGGTATGTCATTGCCCCCACAGAAAGACGAGTCTGGCGACGATATCAATATGGACCCACAAGTCGAAGCTATGTTGGCACCGTTACTTGCAGACGCAGCACAAGCAGTTCTCATGCAGAACCAGCAGCAGGCAGCTCAGCAACAGGCACTTCAGCAGGCTCAAGACCCACTCTTACAGTTGCAGCAGCAAGAAGTTGCTATCAAGCAGGCAGAGCAGCAACGCAAAGCCGCTAAAGATATGGCAGATGTTGAGCTTGACAAGCAGAAACTTGCCCTTGATGCACAGAAGATTGCCCTAAATGCTAAGACTGCTGGCGACAAGCAGAAGTTTGAAGCCCTAAAAGCCGCAGCAAATATGCGTGATGCGAAGGAAAAGGCACTCCTAGACGCTGGAGTTGATATGCTGAAAGACACTTACAAGACAAAGAAAGGTGACTAATGGATGCAATCGATGCTCTAGTGGACATACTAGAGAAAGATGTAACGGCTAAACGGGACTGGGTAGCAAGTGGACAAGCTCAAGACTACTCAGAATACCAAAAGATTTGTGGGGAGATAAAAGGTCTTCTCTCTGCAAGGCAAGAAGCACTAGACCTTAAACGTAAAATGGAGCATTCGGACGATGAATGAGAAACTTGATTTAGGACGAGCGGTAGACTTATCCGCAGTTTTAAACAAAGAAACGCTTGAAAAGGCGTCGCAGTTGCCTAAGCCGCAAGGCTATAGGATTTTATGTGCAATCCCTGAATCAGAGGAAGCATTTGAAAGTGGCATCATCAAGTCTGACGAAACACGTCGGCATGATGAACTGTTAACAACAGTGCTCTTTGTAGTAGCTTTAGGACCAGACTGTTATGCGGATAACGTACGTTTCCCTAACGGACCTTGGTGTAAGAAAGGCGATTTTGTCCTAGTACGACCCAATGCTGGAACCCGTTTGGTAATTCACGACCGTGAGTTCCGAATCATCAACGATGACTCTGTGGAAGCTGTAGTAGAAGATCCACGTGGCATCAAACGTAAGTTTATTTAAGGAGGCGGACTATGCCAGAAATGGAAAAGGAAGAATATAAGTTCCCTGATGAGCAAGAAAATCAGGGTAAACCCGTAGATGAAGGGCAAGATGAAATTCAGCTCGAGATCGAAATTGAAGACGATACCCCTGAAGAGGATCAAGGTAGAAAGCCTGCTGACCCAGAAGTGGTCAAGAAGTTAGAGGTTGAAGTTGACGATTTAGACAAGTACAGCAAAGACGCTAAAGATAAGATTATCAAGATGAAGCGTGTTTGGAACGATGAACGTCGTCGTGCCGAAGCTGCTGAACGTGAGCGCCAAGCTGCTATTGAAGCTACCCAACGTCTAATGGAAGAGAACCGTAGGATTAGAGAGGTTCTGACAAAAGGTGAAGAGGAATACAAGGCTGCGGTAACAACTACATCAGAAGTTAAGCTTGAGATGGCTAAGAGAGCATACAAGGAAGCTTATGATGCAGGTGATACAGATAAGATTATCGAAGCGCAGGAAGCATTGACAAAAGCTCAGATGCAGTTAGAAACTGCAAAGAATTTTAAGATGCCCCCTTTACAGGAAGATAAATTTGATGTACAAAGTCAGCAACAGTACCAAAATGCACAGCCGCAAGCTACAGACGAGAAGTTAGCGGAATGGCAAGGTCGTAATACTTGGTTCGGACAGGACGAGGAAATGACTGCAGCAGCTCTGGGTCTCCATGAGAAGCTCAAACGCCAAGGGATGCAGATTGGGTCTGATAAATATTATGCAACGTTGGACGAAACGATGCGCAGACGGTTCCCTGAAAGCTTCAATGACGACATTGAACCGCCAGATGTAGAAGTAGAAGTGGTAACGCCGAAAGCAGACGCGCCGAAAGCAAAACCAGCAACGGTAGTAGCGCCGGTATCTCGGTCGACGGCACCGAAAAAGATTAGGCTAAAGCAGTCGCAAGTAGCGATCGCTAAGAAACTTGGTCTTACACCTGAGCAATATGTCCGTGAACTTATGAAATTGGAGGCCTGACATGGCTACAAATAGACTTGATCGTAGTGCAGATAATCGTGAATTCGCAGAACGTCCTAAGCAGTGGGCGCCGGCGGAGCTTCTCCCTGAGCCTGACAAACAGGCTGGTTACTCATATCGATGGATTCGTGTTTCAACTTTGAATAGTGCGGACCCAAGGAATCTTTCAGCCAAGCTGAGAGAAGGCTGGGAGCCTGTTCGAATTGAAGAACAACCAAAATTCCAACTGTTAGTTGATCCCAATAGTCGTTATAAAGACAACATTGAGATTGGCGGTTTGTTGTTATGCAAAACTCCAGATGAGTTTGTTCAGCAGCGTAATAAATATTACACTGACCAAGCAGATGCTCAAATGGAAGCTGTAGACAACACTCTTATGCGCCAGAGCGATCCTCGTATGCCTCTCTTTAATGAGAGAAAGACGACGAATACCTTTGGTAAAGGTTAATTTTTTAATAATTTAGGAGTATCAAATGGCTTATCCAAGCGTTACAGCTCCATACGGCCTAGTACCGATTAACAGCGTAGACGGAAAACCTTACGCTGGTGCAACACGTCAGTTACCTATTGCAAGCACTTATAACACTGCAATTTTTAACGGTGATATCGTTACTGTAGTCGATGGTGGCACTATCGAAAAATCAGGCGTTACAGACGACTCTACAACTTCAGCAGCTAACTACACTTATGGTGTATTGGTTGGTGTTCAGTACGTAAATAGTCAAGGTCAAACAGTTCAAGCTCAGTATTACCCAGGTAATGCCGCTGCTTCTTCTGCTATTGCTTATGTTGTTGACGATCCAATGGCTGCTTTTAAAGTTGCTGTTGTATACGCAAACAGCGTTGTAACTACCGTTAACCAAAGTATTGTTGGTGTTAACATGGCGATCGATCAAGGTACTGGTAATACAACTACTGGTAACTCTGGTGCAGGCGTTCTTGTTGCAACTAACAACGCAGGTAATGCAGCGACTCTTCCAGTTCGTGCTGTTTCAGTGGTTCCAGAAACTGCTACTGGTACAAATGCCTTCACCGAAGTAGTAGTGAAGTTAAACAACCCACAAATCCTCCGTGCAACGGGGATTGACTACGCAGCTTAAGGAGCACTTAAATGGCTATTTCACGCGCACAGTTATTAAAAGAGCTCCTACCTGGTTTGAACGCATTGTTCGGACTTGAGTATGCTCGTTATGGTGAAGAACACAAAGAGATCTACGATACAGAGACCTCTGAGCGTTCATTCGAAGAAGAGACAAAGTTGTCTGGTTTCTCTGCTGCTCCTGTTAAGAACGAAGGCTCTGCCATCGCTTATGACAATGCACAAGAAGCTTTCACAGCTCGCTACACACACGTTACAATCGCTCAAGGCTTCAGCTTAACTGAAGAAGCTATTGAAGATAACTTGTATGACTCATTGTCAGCTCGCTACACTAAGGCATTGGCTCGTTCAATGGCTTACACAAAGCAAGTACGTGCAGCTTCTGTGTTGAACAACGGCTTTACTACCTCTGTTGGTGGTGACGGTCAACCTTTGTTCTCTACAGCTCACCCACTAGTTTCTGGTGGCACTAACAGCAACACTCCAGCTACACAAGCTGACTTGAACGAGACTTCTTTGGAAGCCGCCGTTATTCAAATCTCTTTGTGGACTGACGAGCGTGGCTTGTTGATCGCTGCTAGACCTAAGAAGTTGATCGTTCCACCATCATTGCAATTCGTTGCAACTCGTTTGTTGGAAACTGAACTTCGTGTTGGTACAACTGACAACGACATCAACGCAATCAAGAACAACGGTTCAATCCCAGAAGGTTACACAATTAACCACTATTTGACTGACACCAATGCTTGGTTCTTGACAACTGATGTACCTAACGGCATGAAGCACTTCATCCGTACTCCATTGCAGAACTCAATGGACGGCGACTTCGATACTGGTAACGTACGTTACAAGGCTCGTGAGCGTTACTCATTTGGATTCTCAGATCCATTGGGTATGTTCGGTTCTTCAGGTGCCTAATCAGCACTAGTAGAATTAAGGGGGGCTTCGGCCCCCTTTTTTATTTTTAAAAATACTTGCACAAAGCTAAAAATAGAGTAATATTCAATAAACCGGAGTGAACCGGTTTGTCAGACTGATCCGGCAGATACGTACATAACTGACAAGCTGATCTTTGTACGAAGGACAATTTATATGGCAACATCAACTACCTCAAGCGTATGGCGCTCCACTGGTGGAGATCAAACACGCACTGCAGAAGCAGGCTCCATGGTTATGGCAGTCCCCTTCTATATCGCAAACACTGCAGCAACTGCAAACGTACTTAACGTTTCTGGCGGTTCAGCTTTAATTCTCCCTGCTGGCGCAGTTGTAACTGAAGTTGTTGTTTCTAGCGGTGGCGGTGGTAATGCTACTTCTAACATCGGATTCACCCCAATTATTGGTACAGGTCCTGGTCAAACTACTACTCTAGGCACAAACGTTCCTGCTGGTTTTGTTTCTGCTGGTAACGTATCTGCTCGTGTAACTATCACTACTGGCGGTACAGGCGGCGGTGCTTCTTTGGGTAACGTGGCTAACGCAACTAATTTGGTTGTTGTTACTAGCGCCCAAGGTGCTGCTAACGCAGTCGCTGCTGCGATATCTGGAAGAATCATTTATCACGTAGCTGACGCTGGTCAACAAAGCGCCTAATAGGAGGCTCTTATGGGCATGCAATATGACGTAAGTTCGGCATCTAATACTGCAAGTGCAACGTTTGTTGCAGGACCAGCACGCCTAAAAGCCGTCTATTTTACTGGTACGGCTAATGCTGGCTCTGTTACATTTAGAGACGGTGGGGCTAGTGGGGGTGTAAAGCTTACACTTCAGTCCATCGCTAATGCAACTGCACCAACATATATGCTGATTCCTGGTGAAGGCATTCGATTTAGCACTAATTTATATGCTAATTTGACTAACGTAGCCGCAGTAACGGTGATTTATGGCTAAGTCCCCTGCTTGGACTCGTAAGGAAGGCAAAAACCCCGAAGGCGGTCTAAACGCTAAGGGGCGTGCCTCTTATAACGCTGCTAACCCTGGGAAACCAGGGCTAAAGGCGCCTCAACCAGAGGGCGGTCCACGTCGGGATTCTTTCTGTGCCCGTATGAAAGGCATGAAAAAGAAACTCACTTCCGCTAAGACTGCTAACGACCCTAACTCACGCATTAACAAGTCATTACGTGCTTGGAACTGCAAAGAAGGTGGGGCTGTTCGTGGTGGTGGCTGTGAAGTACGTGGTAAGACCAAAGGGAAGATGGTATGAAAGATCATCTAAACGATGGTACAAAGCATATTTTAGATGGCTTATCTGTGATAACCGTGTTGGGGGCACTTGTGGATGTATTACCTGCCGTAGCGGCTTTATTTACTATCATATGGACAGGTATTCGCATCTACGAAACCGACACAATACAGAAGCTATTGGGGAAGAAGAAAGATGCCTAGTACTAGTAAAAAACAACATGGGTTTATGGCTGCTGTGGCTAACAACCCTAAGTTCGCCAAGAAAGTTGGCGTACCTAAATCTGTAGGGGAAGAGTTCATGAAAGCAGACAAAGGTCGTAAATTTAGAGAGGGCGGCGCCCTTAAAGAAACTGATGCTGAGAGTAATCCAGGCTTGGCTAAACTACCAACCGAAGTGAGGAACAAAATGGGATACATGAAAAAAGGCGGCATGGCGCATTCAGATATGGCTAAAGACAAGCCAATGATGAAGAAGGTTGCTAAAGAAGAAGTTAAAGCACATGAGAAATCAATGCACGGCATGAAAAAAGGCGGCATGACTTGTGGACCTGCTAGAAAAATGGCTAAGGGTGGTGTAACCCGTGCTGATGGCTGTGTTACTAAAGGTCATACAAAAGGCAAGATGGTTGCTATGAAAAAAGGCGGCATGTGCTAAATGGACGAATACACTGCTGATCCACTACAGACTGAAAAGGAAGCCCAGCGAGTCCTACGCAAGATGCGTAATGACAATGCTAAGGCGGAAGTAGGTCGGATTGCTGAAGAGGCTCGTGCCCGTCGTATTGACGAGAATACATACAAGCGTCTTGGTGAACCTGTAAATCGTGGTGGCGGTGGCGGCGGTATGCCGAAGTCTTCAAAGCATGAACCGTTAAAGTTCGCAAAAGGTGGGACAGCGTCATCTCGTGGAGATGGTTGTGCTGTTAGAGGGAAAACTAAAGGAAGGATTGTGTAATGCCTGATTATCGTAAACCTACAGCGAAAGAAAGCGAAAAGCTTGATAAATCTCGTGACCTAATGGTCCAAGGTATTGAAGGCGAGAAAGACTTCCTTTCCAAACTTTCTACAACGGCTGCTAAGGCTGCCCGTGATGATATGAGAATGGCTCGCTCACTACGTGAGTCTGTCCCTGCCCGTGCCCGTGAGGGTGAGGCATATGACCTTGCTGGCTATAAAAAGGGCGGCAAAGTGAAAAAATATGCAGAAGGCGGTAAAGCTGAAGACGACATGAACCCATTTGTTAAAGGGGCTTCGGCTAGTGGTTTAGGTAGCGCTCGTAAACCTTTACCTAGTGAAACTATTAAAGAAAATAAACGTGCTAAATCCTTTAATGAAGGGGTTAGAGACGTATTACTTGGTACAGCAACTTCAGGTCCAGCAGGTGGGGCAATGGCTGCAGCCAAAAAAATGGGTTCTTCAGAATTTAAGTCAGGTGGTAAAGTTTCTTCAGCTTCTAAACGTGCAGACGGATGCGCAATCCGTGGAAAGACTAGAGCCTAATATGAGAGCCAGCCGTGGTATGGGTGCGATCAACCCAAGCAAGATGCCTAAAGGTAAAGTTATTACCCGTAAGGATAATCCTGACCAAGTTGATATGTATAAAGAAGGTGGCAAGGTAAACGCCGCTGGTAACTATACCAAGCCCAGTCTGCGTAAACGCATTGTTTCTCAAGTTAAAGCTGCTGCAACACACGGTACTGCTGCAGGTCAATGGTCAGCCCGTAAAGCACAGTTAGTAGCCAAGAAATACAAAGCCGCTGGTGGTGGATATAAGTAATGAGCGCATTAGCCAAGAGCCAACGTTCGCTAAAAGCTTGGGGAGACCAGAAATGGACTACCAAGTCTGGCAAAAAGTCTTCTGAAACAGGTGAGAGATACTTGCCTGAGAAAGCAATCAAGGCTTTAAGCCCACAAGAATACGCAGCAACGACGAAAGCTAAACGTGCTGGCAAAGCGGCGGGCAAACAATTTGTAGCCCAGCCTAAGAAAATAAAGGCTAAAGTAGCGCCTTATAGGAGAGTCAAATGACTACTACTGGAACTACCGCATTTAACCTAGACATGAATGACCTCATTGAAGAGGCGTTTGAGCGTTGTGGCATGGAGTTGCGGTCAGGATATGACTTTAGAACTGCACGACGCAGTCTAAATTTGCTCACTATTGAGTGGGCTAATCGTGGTATCAACCTCTGGACAGTAGAACAGGGGCAGATTCCTATGGTTACTGGTCAGGCTATTTACCCTCTTCCAGTAGATACGATTGACTTGCTAGACCAAGTTATCCGTCAATATAACGGCAACTATGCAAACCAGATCGATATCAATATCAGCCGTATTGCTGAACCAACTTACATGTCAATCCCTAACAAGTTAACACAGGGACGCCCTATTCAGGTTTGGATCAATAGACAGTCAGGCATGACAAACGTTAGTGCCACAACCACATTAAATGGTGGTATTGATGCGGACGATACAACTATCACAGTGAGTTCTATCCTTGGATTGCCAACGGCAGGCTTCGTTAAGATTGGTGCCGAAACTATTGGTTATGCGAACATCGTAGGAAACCAGCTTACAAACTGCTATCGTGGACAGGCAGGAACTACCGCTACGGCTCATTTAACGGGCGCTGGCGTGACTATCCAGAACCTACCCTGCGTAAACGTATGGCCCACCCCTAACGCTCCTGGAAACCAATATACGTTCGTTTACTACAGAATGCGCCGTATTCAGGATGCAGGTGGTGGTATTCGTGAACAAGATATCCCATTCCGCTTTATACCTTGCATGGTTGCAGGTTTGGCTTTCTATCTATCTCAGAAGATTCCTGGAGTTGACCCTAACCGAATTCCGATGCTTAAAGCCGATTATGAGCAGCAGTTCCAGTTAGCAGCGGATGAAGACCGTGATAAAGCACCAGTAAGATTCGTGCCAAGGACTTTGTTCTATGCCTAATCGTTTTGCCTCGGGCAAGTTTGCGATTGCTGAATGTGATCGTTGTGCGCAACGATATAAGCTGAAAGAGCTTAAGACACAGATAGTAAAGCAACGCCCGTTTAAGATTAAGGTTTGTCCTAGTTGTTGGGACCCTGACCAGCCGCAGTTGTCATTAGGTTTATACCCAGTAGACGACCCGCAGGCAGTTCGTGAGCCTAGACCGGACGTATCGTATTTGCAGTCAGGTAATAGTGGCTTGCAGATAAACATAACAGGTGTAGGTCCGGACGGCTTTGGTAGTCCAGAATTAGGTAGTAGGGTGTTTCAATGGGGGTGGAATCCTGTAGGGGGAAGTAGAGGTCCTGATGCAGGTTTAACACCAAATGACTTGGTACAACAAGTAATTGTTGGTACAGTTACGGTAACGACAACATAGGAGTTGAAAATGTACAAAAAAGGCGCAGACGGTATCACTAAAAAAGGCAAAACCGAAGGTAAAAACTTGGGTGATTCAGGTCCTACAGTAGCTATCCAAAAGGGTGTTAAAGGCTCTGGCGGTAAGACTAATGCTGATATGAAGAAAATGGGTCGCGGTCTTGCAAAGATTGCTGCTCAAAAGAGAGGTTAATCATGGCTAAGTTTTCTATGAAAAAAGGCGGCAAAGAAGTTGGTCCAGCCGAAGTGTATGCTCAACCACATACCATGAAGGGCAAGCCTACTAACGTCAAAACATACAGCAACCAGGAAACTGGCGCTGAGTGCATGGATAAGATGAACATGTCTGTTGCTGGTATCAGCAAAGGCAACTATCCACCAGACAATAAGTACGGTAAGATCATGATGCGTGGCACAGGTGCAGCCACTAAAGGCAAAATGTCTAGCGGAAAAATGGGCTAATCATGAATTACGAACAGCTTTACGCAGCTATTCAAAACTACGCAGAATCTGACGAGGCATCGTTTGTTCAGAGTATTCCTACGTTCGTTTATAACTGCGAAGAGCGTGTTTATAACGCTGTTCAAATCCCTGCTATCCGTAAGAACGTTATTGGTAACTTCACACAAGGCGACCACTATTTAGCGCTACCTAGCGACTACTTAGCTTCGTTCTCCCTTGCAGTTATTGACGCTAGCGGTAACTACGAGTATTTGATTGATAAAGACGTTAACTTTATCCGTCAATCGTATACAAACCCTAACGATGAAGGATTGCCAAAGTACTACGCCCAGTTTAGTCCGTACACATATTTAATCGGACCTTCTCCAGATGCAAGCTACCAGACTGAATTGCATTACTACTATTACCCTGTATCGATTGTGCAGGGTGTGTTATCTGGTTTAGGCACCATCACAGGTGGTTCTGGTTATATCAATGGCACATACCAAAAGGTTCCTTTGACTGGTGGTAAGGGTCAGTATGCCTCTGCCGATATCGTTGTGGCAGGTGGTGTAGTTACTTCAGTATCAATCCGTGATGGCGGATCGTTCTATATTGTTGGTGATGTATTGAGTGCCTCTACTGCCAACTTAGGTAACTCAGGTTCTGGCTTCTCAGTGCCTGTTACTAACATCAATAATCCAACTGGCTCATCATGGTTGGGTGACAACTTTGAAACAGTTTTGTTATATGGTTCGTTGAGAGAAGCTGTTATTTACCAAAAAGGTGAGCAAGACATGGTAAATTACTACGAACAAAAATACCAAGAATCCTTAGCGTTACTTAGAGATTTGGGTGATGGTAAAGATAGACGTAGTGCATACCGTGACGGACAACTCAGGTTGCCTATACCTGGACCTGTTAGATAATTTTTTAGGAGCAACAAATGGCAATTACTCAAGCAATGGCGACTTCATTCAAGGTACAACTCTTGAATGGTCAACAAAATTTTTCTGCAAACACGTTTAAATTAGCCTTGTATACAAGCTCTGCTAGTTTGGACGAGAACACAACTGCATACACAGCAACTAACGAAGTAGCTTCTGCTGGCAACTACACTGCTGGTGGCAATACTTTGACTGTTAGCGTAACCCCAACAAACTCTGGCAACGTGGCTTATATTTCGTTTGCTAATACTTCTTGGGCGAATGCGACGATTACTGCTGCTGGTGCGTTAATTTATAACAACAGCCAGTCTAATGCTGCTGTGTGCGTACTATCTTTTGGTGGTGATAAGACTTCTACCAACGGTACATTTGCAGTGAACTTCCCGACCGCTGATGCAAGTAACGCTATTATTCGTTTGACCGCTAGTTAAGGAGCTTTAAATGGCTCTCATCTTAAAGGATAGGGTTAAAGAAACCACTACTGTTACCAGTACGGGTACGGCTACCCTTTTGGGTGCTGTAGCAGGATACCAAGCCTTTTCGGTTATTGGTACTGGAAACACGTGCTATTACACTATTGCTGCCCAGACTGGTAATCAGTGGGAAGTAGGTATTGGCACGTTCACTTCGCCCGATCAGTTAAGTCGAGATACTGTTTTAGATTCTAGTAATAGTGGGTCGCTTGTTAACTTTTCTGCTGGAACAAAAGACGTATTTATAACTCAGCCTGCTGAGAAGTCTGTATATACAGACGCAACAAACATCGTCAATACTTCTGGCAATGGTGCAAACGTAGTTACTTTTACCCAAGTTAACACAACAAATTTAGTTGCCTCTACAGCCACGTTGACCGCTGGTACTATTACTGCTAACGCTTCTAATGCGACGGATATTACCAACAAAACTTATGTAGATAACTTAGTTACTACAGGTATTACATATCACACCCCAGTTAAATATGAAGTTCCAAATACAACGGGTAACTTAACAGCCACGTACAATAACGGTACGGGTGGTGTGGGGGCTACGCTTACTAATGCAGGTACACAAGTAGCCTTTACTCCTGATGGAGTTGTTGCTCAAGCAGGGGATCGAATTCTTGTTTATAACCAGACAAATGCTTTTGAGAATGGCGTTTACACGGTTACTACTGTAGGTTCAGGTTCAACAAACTGGGTGCTTACCCGTGCTACTGACGCTGACTCTTATGGTCTAAAAGACCCCGATGCTTTGGGTAACGGCGACGCTTTCTTTGTTACCTCTGGTAATACGGGCGCTGGAGAAACATACGTATGTAATACAACAGGTACGATTACTTTTGGTACTACTGCTATTAACTTTGTGCAGATTAGTTCCGCTCAAATTTATGCGGCTGGTACAGGTTTAAACCTTGCTAACTTAACGTTTAGTATTGCTAATACAGCCGTAACCGCTGCTACTTATGGTAATGACGGGGCTGTTGCACAGTTCACGGTGAATGCCCAAGGGCAGTTAACCAACGCATCTAACGTATCTATCAATGCTTCTAGTATTTCTGTAGGCACCCTAGACAACGCTAGAACTACGGCGGCTTCTGCTAACGGCGCTTCTACGATTGTTGCCCGTGATTCTAATGGCTCGTTCAACGCTAACGTGGTTACGGCTACAACGGTCAATGCTACGTCTGGTAACTTTACTAATATCACCGCTAATGCGGCGGGTCTAACAGACATCAACGCCTCGAATATTTCGTCAGGTACGATTTCAAATGCCCGCACTACCGGTAATACGGCTAACAGCGCAAGCACGATCGTACTCCGTGATTCTTCTGGAAACTTTGGCTCTAACGTAATCACAGCCTCTTTGTTTAGCGGCGATGGTTCGGGCATTAACGCAATCAATGCGTCTAATATCTCGTCTGGTACGATTTCTAATGCCCGTACGACCGCAGCTTCTGCTAATGGTGCTTCTACGATTGTTTCTCGTGATTCTGGTGGTAACTTCTCTGCCAATACGATTACTGCAAATATTGCTGGTAATGGTTCTGCGATCACAGATATTAATGCCTCAAACATTACTTCGGGAACTCTATCAAATGCCAGGACTACTGCTTCTTCTGCCAATGGTTCTTCCACTATTGTGCTTCGTGATACTAACGGGTCTTTTGATGCCAACGTTGTAAATGCTACAAACCTTAGCGGTGGTGGTACATCTATCACTTCTATAAACGCATCTAACCTCTCCGCTGGTACTGTTCCGGCAGCTCGTGTTTCTGGTTCTTATACAGGTATTACTGGAGTTGGCACGGTTACTGCAGGTACTTGGCAAGGTAATGCGGTAGGGGCTGCTTATGGTGGTACTGGATTAACTAGCTTAACTGCTGATAATGTCATTCTTGGTAACGGCACAAATTCAGTAAAAGTGGTTGCACCTGGAACAGCAAATAATGTTCTTACTTCCAACGGAACTAGTTGGGTATCTCAAGCTGTATCTACTGGGGTAACAATTACCAACGATACCAGCACAAATGCTACGTATTACCCAGTATTTACGACTGCAACTAGTGGAACTATTAGTGCGGCAAACGTATCGTCTACAGAGTTGACTTTTAACCCTGGCACAAATGTCCTGACTGCACCAAACATGCAGGCAAGCAACGGTATATTTGCTAACAACAGAACTGTCGGTACAAGTTATTCAATTCCTTCTGGTTATTCAGCCGTGTCAACTGGGCCTGTTACTTTAGCCAATGGAGTTAGCGTTACTGTGCCGTCAGGGGGCAAGTGGGTGGTGCTCTAAATGTATGCTGAGTCACCCTATGCCGGGTCGCCGT